ATTATACTTCAATATTTGTCCTTGGGATTTCACCAAAGAAGGAGCGGTATGTTTTGGACTATTTTAATGGTAAGATTAGAATTTCTGAATTAGTCAGCAAGATTATAGATTATGTAGAAAAATGGAAACCTTTGAGGGTTAACGTTGAGAGCGTATTATTTCAGGAAATGATAGCTGATGTTTTGGCCGAAAAAATGGAAGGCAAAAATTTGTGGATACCTATAAGTAAAATTAAAGTAGGAAATAAAAGTAAAGAAGATAGAATAAAGGAAAGCTTGACAGCAATAGTAGATTGGGGTAAATTATATATTAGGGAAGACATGAAGGAATTTGAGGAACAGCTTGTGTTGTTCCCGAACGCAAAACATGATGATTTGATTGATGGTTTGTGGCTTGCGAATTATAAAGCTTATACTCCCCCTGGCCATTTAAAGCGCCCAGATAAGAATAAAAATGGAGCTGATAATTTCTGGAAAGATTTGCTTAGGCAAAAAAATCATATTTTAAACCATGAAAAAGCTTGGATGATATACTGATGAGTAAAAAAGCAGAAGAAATTATTAGACAATTTTTTGAATTAAAACACAACGAACATTATCAAAATTGGCGAAAGGAAGCTTTTGAGTGTCTTGAATATCGAATGGGTGCTCAAATACCTAGGGAAATAGTTGATGAATTGAAGTTGAGGGGGCAGGCTGATCTTGTTGTAAACAAGATTCATCCCGCCGTTGAAATTTCTAAAGCTTTAATGACTTATAATCATCCACGGTTTCAAATTTTCCCAAGAGAGGATTCAGATGTGGAAGTGGCAACTGTTCTTAACAATTTAATTGAGTATATCTGGAATATATCCGATGGAAATATTCAGCTTAAACAGGCGATAGATGATTATCTGATTAAAGGGAAAGGATATCTTATTTTATATTTTGACCCACTCGAAGATAACGGAAAGGGTGAGATTAAGATTAAATATATAGACGCCCTGGAAGTTTTTCCTGATATGCATTGTACTGATAAGTATGAACGAGATGCGGCTTTTTATTTTATCTCGAAAGTTGTATCCAGGGAACGTGCTAAAATGATGTATCCCGAACATAAAAGAGCGATAGATAATGCTAAAGGTTGTGTGGATGAATTGCCTTACGAAGGATTATCTGGTGATACTTCTCTTGATAAAGAAAATATGGCTATAACTAAAGCTGATACTCAATCCAGAACTCAAGATTTGGTTAGAATTTTAGAAAAATATGAACCCATTTCTGTGAAATTTTATCGAATTGTTGATTATGTTCGTGGTGGGGAATATTTACTTAATGAGAATGAGTTTATCGAATTTCTTAACACTTCTGTTTATATTCTGGAATTACCCAATGGTGAAATATTTTATTCTGATAAGCTTCAAGAGATAAATGATGCGCTATTTGCTATTTTGCAAAATGTGGAAGATGAAGGGGCTATAAAAGAGTATATTAAAAACAATCCCATTAAGACAGGGAAAATTGAAGATTTGGTAGATGGGGGTTATATTGAATATGTCGATATTGTTAAAAGGCGGATAAAAAGAACAATCCTCGTGGGTGATAAAATTATTGGCGAAGAGATAATGCCAATATCAGATTATCCAATAATACCATTTCCAAACATCTGGAATGGAACACCCCTCCCACTTTCAGATGTTAAGGTGGCAATGGGTTTGCAGGATTTTATAAATAAATTAATGTCACTTATTATAGCCCACACCCAAGCTTCAACTAACATTAAATTGTTATTGCCTAAGGGAAGTATCCAGAATAGAGAAATGATTGAAAGGGAATGGGCTAAGCCATTAGCTATTATTGAATATGATCCACAATTCGGAAAGCCCGAGTTTGCATCACCAACACCACTAAGTAATGAAGTTTTTGCTTTATTGGCACAGGTTACCAATTAAATTAATTATCAATTCGGAGTTTTTGAGTTGTCTCATGGCGATACCAGAGCCGCACCAAGTACAGTAAGGGGTACAATGCTTTTAGATGAATTTGGGCAACGCAGGATAAAATCTAAGCTCGATGATATCGAAAATGGATTAAATATACTTGGCAGGGTGCTTATTGAAATGATACAGGGATATTATACTTTTGAAAAAGTTTTCACAATAGTTAATCCACAAACAAACAAAAGGGAAACGGTAAGAATAAATTACCCCGTTTATGATGAGTTTACTGGCGAGGAAATAGGTAGGGCAATGGATGTAACACGTGGAAGTTACGATATAATTGTCATTAGCGGCTCTACTTTACCAACAAATAGGTGGGCTAAGCTTGAATCAAGGCTTGAGCTTTATGATAGGGGGATTATCACTCCCGATATAGTTCTGGAAGCAACTGATATTCCTAATAGAGAGGAACTTGTCATGAAGCTTGATTTGATTAAACAATATGAACAAGTGATTGCCCAGATGCAAGAAGAAATTAAAAAACTCAAGGGTGATTTACAGACAGCTGAAAGAGAAACCATGCACGCAAGGCAAAGAACAGAACTTAGTAAATTTCAGGCCAAACTTAAAGAGCAAGAGGCCAGAGTTAAAGCTATACGTGAACTTGCCGAAAAAAGATTGTATGATACAGTTGACAATGTAAAAGAAAAATTTAAAATTAAACTTAGTGAAAAGAAAGGAGAATAATTATGCCCGATTTAGATGAGGTTTTAAGCCAAGATTTAAAAGGAACAAAAGAAGATGTAATGTCCCCAGAACAGCAAGAACGGGAATCGGGGGAAATTCAGGAATCTGAGACTTCGCCAGAGGGGACAGAAAAAGAACAAATAGAAAACCGGGAGCAGGTTGAGGCAGAGAAAACTGAACCAGAAGAAAAGCAGAAGGAAGGGGAAAGTGAAAAGGAAAAAGAAACTCTGCCTGAAGTAGATGATTTTGTCGAGAAAGCAGAAGATATTGATCCTAATATTAAAGCTCTATTAAAACTTGCTGAAGAAGTAAAAGGTATTCGTGAACCTGGCACTGAAAAACAGCAATCAAGGAATGTGGATGAATATGGTCTCGAAATACCCCAGAAGCCCGAAAATTTTAGCATTTTGGATTTGGAGGATGAAAACAGCGAAAGTACGAAGTATTTTCGGGCTTATCAGGAGTATCTGGTTAAAAGGGCTGTGGTAGAACAGCAAAAAAAGATTGAAGAGGAAAGGCAAAGAAAGTTATTAGAAGAGCAAGAAAAAGCTATCAATATGGAACTGAAATCGAGGTATGGATTGAAAGATGAGCAAATAAGTGAAATGAAAGAATTGTTGGCTGACCCAAATAACTTTGATGCTGAAACTCTGGTTAGGCTTTACAAATATCTCAAGACCAGAAAGTCGGGTCAATCTGATTTATCTTGGGCTAAATCGGAAATAGATGCGTTAAAGAAAAACAAACAGATTCCGAGGTCGCCCGTAGTCGTGCCAACAGAAGAAAATAAGATGCCGACCGATAAGGAAAGCGAGGAGATAAAGAAAACCTTTAAATCGGTAAATTTAAATGAAATTATTTAAAACATAGGAGGATGAAAAATGGCTATATATAGTGGAACAACGGGCTCAGTATCGTCTAATCTTTATACTTTTAGACGTAAATTTTCTTTGAAAGATGTTGTTGCAGAACTACATCCAAGCGAAACTCCATTTTTGACTCTACTTTACAAGCTCGGAAAAGAAACGGTAAAAGATGTAGACGTCTGGTATATGGAGCATAGATCAATGTGGCTTGATGATGTTCTGTTTTACCTTGATGGTACAATATCTGGTATGTCCGCTGCAAGTGCTGGAAATACCTTCGCTATTTCTATCAAGAAAAATTCAAGCGGCGGGGGTGTAACTTTCTTACAGGGAGATGAGATAATCGAAGTTGCGGATGCTGGTAATCCTGGTAATACTGCAAGGTTTATCGTTACCGGAGTTCCTTCTTCGGCTGTGATAAGTGTTAAGCTTATTACTAACGTCCCAGGTTGGGAAGCTGTGTCCAATGATACTGCACTGGTAGTTGGAATCGCTAAAGAAGAGGGTTTCACTGCCACTGAGAGCTTCTATGATGAGATTGAGAGACGGTGGGCTTCGTGTCAAGAATTTTCGGAAACTGTAAACCTAACCGAGATTGCTGCCAAGCTTGACTTATATGGTGGCAATGAAAGAATGAGACAGAGAAAAGAAAAGCTGGCCTACCTTAAGATGGCAGTTGAAAGGGCATTGAAATTTGGGGAAAGGTATAGTTCTGTTAAGGGTGATCCTTGGGCTGCACCTGGTTCTGGAACGCTGCTTGGCTCTACCTATCCGAAACGTACTACATTGGGGATTTTTACAGCCTGTGAATATGCTTCTAATGTCAATGCTAACGCCACAACTACATTTGTGAAACAAGCGAGCACCTATACCTTCTCTGATTTTATGGATGATGTCGATTTGATTTTTGAATACGGAAGCTCTACCAAGGTTTGTATAGGTGGAGGTGGATTTATTACCAAACTAAATAAAGTTGCTGCCAGCACTAATCTGTTTGAGATTACAGAACCCTCCAAGAGTGAAGTTGGTTTAAATATACAGTCGCTAATTACCCCTGGGGCTGTTATTAAACTTATTAGAGACCCATCTCTAAGGAAATCACCATATAAGAATATGGCCGTGTTCATTGATATGAATAATGTCAAACTTATGGTTTTCAATGATTTTGAACTTAGAGCTGATATTCTGGGTGATAATGTACACAAGATAATGGATGAGGTTTACTTTGTTGGTGGTCTGAAAGTTATGATGCCCGAAACTCATGCCAGTTTTAAATTCTATTAATAAGCCAAGGGGGCGGGTAGGGTGAGGGGAGGTTTTTGCCCTCCTTTCCCTGCCCTCTCCTGCCCGTCCCTTTTTTGATATTTGGGGACTTTGATGGAAAAGTTACCGAAAGTTGGCATTATAATAATACACGGACATGCTAACGAGGAGTGGTTTAAGCACGCGATTGATTCCTGTAAATCGCAAATTTACCCCGATTTTGAAATTTGTGTTATAAATAATCTTGATAGAAAAAAGAGTATTGGCCAGTGTTGGAATGAGGCGGTAAGAAAATTAAGGGATTGTAAATATGTATATTTTGTAGGCGATGATGATTATATCTCGCCCGATTTGCTTATAAGCTCGGTTGCTACACTTGAGATGGCACGCATGTCCGATGAGCAATATGTTCAGTGCTCATCTTATATTACTGGAATAGATGAGAATGGAGATTTGTTGGGATATTATCAAAAAGTTCCAACTGGGTTGTGGCTTAGAGAATATCTTCTAAAGTATCCTTTTGATGAAAACCTGAAAAAACAGGTTGATACTAAAGCAATTTTCAATATAGAGCGTAATGGTTATAAACGATTAATAATGTTGCATCATTTCGGATATTTTTATAGACGGCACAAAAATCAAGTTACGGGAGAAAAAATTCCCGAAGCCGATGTTTTTGAAAAATGGAAAAGAAAAGTTTATGCTGATAATGTAATGAGTTATTTTAGGCGGGGCTTGATAAAATATCATGGCTTTGTTGAAGTTAGGTTTGGTGATATACATAAATATGACGGTATTCTTGTTTTTGGGATTTATACAGAAAGAACTATGGAGGCAATTTATAAATCAATAAACAAAATCAATTTGCACTGGTGCGGAAGCGATTTAATTGCCTATCAAAAAGAATGGCATAAAAAATATGATTTAAGTAAGAAAGATAACATAAAACACTTTTGCGGGAATTATGAGCAAAAAGAAATATTGAAATCCTTGGGTATAAAAAATGTAGAGCTTATGCCTGTTTATGCTGGAGATATATCTCAATTTGAAATTATGGATTTGCCCGAGAAACCCGGGATTTTGTATTATACTCCTGGGAGGTTTAAGGTGTATGGCGTAGATAGATTATGGGAAATAGCCCAGCAGTTACCCAATATAACTTTTTATCTTGTTGGAGATAAGGGATATTTAAATAAATTATTGCCTAATATGGTTAACTTAGGGCATGTAAAATCCCAAAAGATTAGGAAGATAATGAAACATATCAATATCTACCTGAGACTGACTACCCACGATGGTTTTCCCAATTTGATTGTAGAAAGTCTTTTGTGTGGGCGTTACGTTATTTTTAATCACAAAATAGGATTGAAAAATATTAGTTATGTGCATTCCAATGAAGAGGCTATAAAAGAGATAAAAAGACTGTTAAAATATACAAGACCAAATATAACTGGTAGAGAAGAAGTATTACAAGTCATAAATCAGTTTGATAAAATGGAGGTGTAAATCATGGCTTATATTTTTACTCTAAGAAACAGAAAAAACATATCAATTGATTGGATGCATTTTAGGATGGGAGTATATACTACAAATGATCCAGAAGAAGCTGAGCGAATCAGGAAGCATCCATGGTTTGGTAAAGATATTTTTGAAGTTCCCTTGAAGAACGTTAAATCCAAAGCTGCGGCAGAGAAAAAAGAAGGTGAAAAAGAAAAATCCAAGGAAATGAAAACCCCTAAACCCCGTGGGAGGAAAAAGATAAATGGCAACGTTGGTGGAACTGGTAAAAAGTAGTGTGGGTAATAATTTACAATATGTTACTACCGATGATATTGTAGAGAAAATAAACGAAGGTGCAAGGGAAAGTATTTTTCATCTATCCCCAGATTTAATTCCAGAACACAACAAAGTAACTGAAATTAAATATATTGATAGTGGATATAATGTTCCTTCCGATGCTGTAAAAGTTTTAAAAATATACAAAGATGACGGATTGAATTTTAGATATTGTGAAGCATACATGATACCACTTTTAAAATCTCAATATAGCGCCCATAAAGCTGTTAGCGATGATCCCATATTTTATATTCAAAGTAGCAAAATAAAAATCTTACCAACGGTTAGTTTTGATGGTATTAGCTTGAATTTAGTATATTTATCTTTACCTTCTGATGTGGCTTCCAACGTTAGCCAGGGCAATTCTGGCTGGAATAGTAAGGTTGAAAATCTGGCCATTGATTACGCACGTGGACAGGTTTTAGGGCTTGAGGGGTTTTCTTTAATTCAAGATTTCCAGAGTGACATAAGTGAAGTGCAAGGTAATTTAAGCGGGATATATGGTGATATTAGTAGTTTGACTATTGAATTACCTGATGCTATTACCATTTCCAGTTCTTATACAATTTCGCTTGCTTATTCGAAAGGCACTATACCAGTTTTATCTGTGGGAGATGTTAGTATAAGTGATATTGAAAATGTTATTTCTCAATTTGCCAACTCTATCCCGCCAGCTATAAGTGATTATGTCTCTTTAACCTTTTCTGATAGTCCTTCTATAAGTAGTTATCCGACAATAAGCTTTTCTGGTATTAGTTCAATTACATCTTATTTGCCGAGCGATTTATCGATTAGTGCTATTAGCTGGTTTGATTTGAGTATTTCTGCTATCAGTGATATAGATACATTTTTGCCTTCTGATTTGGGAGATATTAATATAACGTTGGATACCTCTATTTCAGCTGTCTCGATAGAAACATTACCAACATGGGAGAGTATATCAGAACTCACCTTTGATGCTTTTTCGCCAACACAGACTATTTCGGAAATATTGAATAATTACTCTCTGGATGCTGATAGTATAAGTAGATATGCTATAAGTAGTTTTAATTTTACCACTACCGATTTAGATAGTATAATTAGTAGTGTAAGTTCTATTATTGATGAAATTCATGATTCTATCAGCAATGAAGATTTTGAAAAGGTGAAAATATTGGAAAGTAAACTTACAGGCAAAATGGGACAATTCAATGAAGAATTGAACAAGATAAATGGACAATTGAATGCTTTCGTTCAGAATTTCGATATTAAAATTAATAAATATAGACAAGATTCAGAACTCCAGATAAATACATATAGGGGAGATGTCGAGAAAGCACTGAATTCCTATAGGGCTGAGCTTGAAGAGTGGGCGAATATTCAGAGAAACAAAATTGATAAATTTAGGGCTCAGTGGGATAAAGCTCTGACAAAATATAGAGCTGAATTAGAGAAGTGGGTCAATTCTCACCAGGAAAGATTGTCCCAAGCTGTTCAGCATGTTAATTATAAATTAAATAAAGAAACTCAGGAATGGACTCTAAAAATAAACAAATACAGAAGTGAGGTTGATAAAGGGTTGGGAGCTTATAGGGCGAATGTAGAGAAAAATATCAATGAATATAGGGCAATATTAGAAAATAAACTAAACGAATACAGGCAAAGAAATATAGATTATCAACAATTGCAATTGTCCAATCAAGAATTGAAGATAAGGAAAGCTATCGAAAGACATACGGCTGAAATTGAAAGAGCTTTGAAAGAATGGCAGGCTCAGGCAGAGAGAATAAGAAATAAGAATAACGACGAACTAAACAGGGTGGCAACAGAACTCAATAAATGGAATAGCCAAAATCAGGTTGGATTGGGGGCTTTTGATAGGGAGTATAGAAGCTATATCGAAATATGGCGACAGAAAATTGATAACGAACTAAATGAATTTAGGGCTAAGTTGGAAAAAGCTATGAATAAAGATAGGTTAGAGCTGGATAAATTTCAGGTTGATGAAAATAATAAAATTAATTTCATGCAATTAGAAATTCAAAAGGTTACCAATCAGCTAACAGGTGAAATAAACAAAAAGACGGCAGAATTCGAGACAAATTTCAGAAAATCGGTAGAGAATTGGAATGAAAACTTGAGTAGATTAAGGGAAAAATTAAATGGGGCTATCAATAAACTGCAAAGTGGAGCACGAAAATTTGAGGTTGGGCAAAATTATATTAACCTAAGTAAGCAGTGGATAGCTGATTTTTATAAAAAGATAGATATGTTTAATAGGGGGATAATTTATGAACGTACTTGAAATTATAGATGAGGTTAAATCTAATATAAGGTTTGCCTTTAAGGATGTTGAAAATCTTCCCAAAGCAATGTTTAAGAGGGAAATTTTGAAAATTTTGCGGGATATGAACGTACAGACTGAATTGATTAGAAAAACCAAAAATATTACCACTACCAGCGATGACCCCAACGAAGTAGCTTTTTCTGATTTAACCACAGATGATAATTTTGAGTTTTATAAGCTAATCAAGATAGAATATGAAGGTGTTAAGCTTAATGGCATAAATGAAGAGGTGTATTATGCCTACAAATATGATAGTTCCTTGGGCAATTTAAATTATTTCTATCGAATGAGCAAGGAAGACCAGAAATTTTATATTCATAATATCAGCGAAGATAAGACACTTAAATTTTACTTTGTGGCTATGC